ATATTCTTGAAACGAACCTGTTCGATGATACAAATGTATACGTTGATTGTCGGGAGTATCATCAAGTTCGATGGTATGTCCCGATTCAGTTTCTGTTACATGATTGTATGGATAACTTGCATTAAATGGGGGATAAGGTTCTCTCCAACTACCGTTACTTTCGTTTGCTGTTGGAATGCCTAAATGTGCAGATGCACCTTCCATTTTATTTTCATATATCGTTCCAACTGTAAGTCCTCGTGCAAGACGATTTGTGTCAGATTCGGAATTTGGATATATTATATTTCCACTGTCATCTTTTTCTGGTTCACCCAAATATTCCATTAAAGGATAAGGCCCGTTTGGTCTATCACCCTTTTCATTATATGGGTCATTAAATCCTATATTTGTTTTGTTTGGTTCTTGGGGAATTCCACCAAGTGTTCCGATGAAAACAGGATGTTGAGCCTCATCTCCATCACGGAAAAACCCAACAACCCATGTTCCCTCGACAGGCCCAAGTGGACTTTGGCCAACACCACTAATTGCAGCAGAACTTATTGGTTGTACAGGATGTGCCCAAGGCAAATCGTTGGTTTTTACCTTATTCTTATCCGAAGAATGCCAACCATAACATCGAATTCGACAACGACCCAATAACAAAGGGTCGTTTCTGTCTTCGACTACACCAACCCACCAAACAAATCCATCTTTTCCTGTATACTTTTCCATTATTCATATTCCTTGATATCTGGTATGGATTCTGGTAAAGAATCCCGAATCAGTTCAAGAGTAGTTTCATATTTACCTTGTTCATTTATTATAATTTCGTGTTTCAAACTAGCAATTAAATATTTCCCACTTAAATAGGGGTCTTTCCATTCTTTATTTTTCTTTGGTTCAAGTGCAGGAATATCAACATTTATCACTTGTCCTGCTCGTAACATACTATTTCCCGGCACTTTAATAGTAAGTTTATTAGAACCGAATTGATTCATAATGGATTGTCTTTGTAATATCCATCCTTCATATAAATCAGAATCTGTTAGGTTGTTATATTTAAAAGAACTCTTAGGTGCATACATTCGTTTATAAGAATATCCTGTAAAATCTTCGTTTACATCTGCAACCAATTTTTTCTTCTCTATATGAGTTTCGTCTGCAAAACGACTTGCGTAATTGTATGCTTTTTGTTCTAGTTTTTTGTATGTGATATCATGAGTCAACAAGGTACTACCAAACATACCTGTTTCCATTTGTTTCAATCTGTCATGCGATGCACCAATGGTGATGTCTTCGATAGAATAAAATCTCTTTGTTAAATCAAGATTTTTACTACCGCCTTGAAAATATGTGTATGTTGCAACAGATTCTTGTGATACCAAATCTGCCATGTTTGTAAAATGATATCCATCACTGTTTTGGAAAAACAAATATGAAGGTGCGATGGTGGGTGGTGCATTCATGCATCGTTTACTAACCCAATCAATCGCATCGAGAGGTTTCCATGAAGGTGATATGAATTTTATATTGTTGAATACTTTCGTACCTAACCATAATGTTTCTTTTGATTCATCTGATGCAAGATATCGAGTAAATATAATATCTACAATATCCCCACCATTACCATCAAAGGATTCTGTTACACGATTTTTTTTATTTCTGTATGTTATAGGAGATTCTAAGAATATAGAATATACAGAAGTGGTATCATTGAGTGCAGATACTTCTGAATTTTTGTAAGATTGTAAACCCACCACAACACCAGCGTCATCAGTAAATCCTTCTGTTTCGAAATTGATTTTAATATTCTCATCACCGTTGAATCCAAAATGTCGTTTGAGGTTGAGTGTTTCTATCAGACCAATTCGACCAGACATGGTTTTTTCGAATATACTTTCATATATTACAAGACTCGCAACAAACTTTGTTACATCAATAACCGCACCACTTCTTGAAGAAACAAGTAGTTCTCTTATTGTGTATTTGCCTGGAGTTGTGGGAGTGTTACTCATATATTACTTGAACACCTCTTTGAAATCAGACAGGATATCTTCAACAAAATCGGGTTTGATGATTTTAATATTTCGTTTCTTTTCGTTCTCGTTGATTTCATGTTGTGTATTTGTTATAGCTTTGAGGATATAATCTTTGGGTGGATAATCTAGGGTATATTCCACCTCAGTTTCACCCAACATATATGCATCTCTATATCGTCTTCCAGCACTTTCTTCGGGATTGTCGGCATCATTGGCATTACTTCTATCCAAGTCAAGTGGATTTACATGAAGTCCGTCTTGGTCTTCCCAATGATGGATTGCTTCTGAAGAAAGTGCTACAGATTTTAAAACATATCCGACCACCGCAATACCTTTTGTATTGTTTGCGATATATTTATTTTCTGGCCAATCCACAGAATCACTGATGACCAATTTCATATACTGTGGATCCCAATCCAAAACAGTTGCGGTGACACCAGACTCTATGTACTCATATTCGGGAACCCCATCTGGATCGGGGTTGGCGTTCTCCACATCAAGCCATTCGATTTCATCCCCTATGTTGAAATGAGAAACATGAGGTTCGACTCTATCACCTTTTTCAGTAATCAAATCTGCGTTCCATAAAAATAAACTTGTGCCGGGGTATTTCTTTTCTACTAATTTTTCTAATACTTGTTGATGTCTGGGCCAATCTCGATAGGGGTCACGAATATCATTCGTCAATAAAATTAACCAATGTAAATCAGACCTACCGTAAAATTTATGTGCAAGAACTTCAGGCGCTTCATTGTCTTGAAGTTGATAATTGTAATAAAACGAACTATCTTCTATAACAGACCGTCTAATTCTAAATCGTTTTAGTATGTTTGTAACTAATATAGATTCGTTGTCATTTAAATCATATTCAACAAGTGGAAAGTTCTGGAAAAACATTAGAATCCCCCTTCTATTACATCTTCTCTCAACAAGGTTGATAATTCAGCAAAGCCTAAAGATAATGACATAGATGCGGGTGCAGGCCCGTTCACATTGAATCCTGTGATATCATTGAACGATTCTACTGCATGGGTTTGTACCACGCCTTCGTTTGGGGTGTAGTTTACCTCAATATTTTGTAAATAACATCGAGATATACGAGGTATCCATGTATTTTCTATTCCACCTCTGAAATACTGAATATCAAATTCTGAGGGAAAGTCTAACATGACTCCACCTTTTGATTTTGATGGAAGACCCGCAGAACGGAAAATACGAACAATATCATGTACTGCTTTTGCTTCTTCTATATTTCTTGGAACGAATTTAAAGTCAAAACTATAACTTCTTTGTCCTATAGAATCAAACAGAAATTCCATATGAGGGTTTGATACTTTTCGTCTAGCTGCCTTTATTGCATTGCTTGCATTAAGGTTCACACCGGCTATTTCACTGACTGCATCAACACTTTCGAGTCCAACCTTAATTCCTGCGTTTTTCAGTACATCTAAGGCCGCACCATCTTCCATATTTTCGGTTTCTTTAAAGATGCCGCTGAGTTTATTGATTATATCACCACCTGCAAGACCCGCTGATTTCAACACACTAAAATCTTGTCCTGTGTATTTCATTTCCATTTCTGTTTTTATTGCAGCGGGCATATACAATGCAATACTGTACTTTGTTTTGTTTAGTTTGTTACCGAATCGTGTTTTTGATGTGACACTTTGTGTTTGTGTAGTGTCTTGTTTTAGTCGTGATTGTTGTAAAGGGTCATCAAGTTTGTTCTTATAAAAGTTAGAAACTGCTTGTTGTGTAAAACGTGTAGAAATTCCACTCAACGCTGATTGTAATTGGGCTCCCCCAAATGCACTCGCAACCTGTTTCATCTGTTGCGTATCGAACGTGCCAGAATTTTGTCTTTGGGTAGATGTTTATGATGAACTAAAAGATTGAGGATTATTATCGTATATGGTAAACAACAAAAAATTCTGTTGGTCTTTCACACCGAGGTCGATAGGATATTGTAATCCTTTTCGGTTTGATTGACTATTCAGCGAATCACGAAGGGATTCGAATTTAGCAGAATCGTCTGGGGTTTTGTTAAATGGATTTTTGAAGAATTCAAAAGACATTGCTGCTCCTTATAAATAAACATATGTCATACAAAGGTAAATATGTGGTGAATGATACCTCAAAGTATGTAGGTGATTCAACAAAAGTTATTTATAGAAGTTTATGGGAACGAAGGTTCATGGTTTACTGTGATACCAACGATAAAATCTTAAAATGGGCTTCTGAAACTGTAATTGTACCATATATATCTCCTGTTGATAACAAACCGCATAAATACTATGTTGACTTTATTATTGAATATGTAGGTAAAAATAAAGAAACTTTGGTATCTTTGATAGAAATCAAACCAAAAAAACAATGTAAATGTCCACCAAAGAGAAAGAAAGTTACTCGGTCATATCTAAACGAGATGAAAACATGGGAAGTGAACAAATCAAAATGGAAATATGCAAAAGAATATGCAAAACAACGAGGTTGGACATTTAAAATTCTAACCGAAAACGACTTACTTTTAGGGAAAACAAAATAAACATATGACTAAATCTTACGACCCTTTCGATAATCTATCAAAACAATTTAAAAATTCAGGAATTGATTTATTTACTTCTGAGTCTGTTAAATGGTGGAGAACAAATATCAACAAAATGATAGGAGAGAGAGAAAGTTACAAATCTGAAAAGGGGTGGATAGATTTACACAAATCACGATATGGGAGTAGAAGTCGAAAGAGTCCACACTCAGGTAAAATGTATATGTTTCATTATGAACCAACCACAAAAAAGAAATTGAAATATTGGGATACTCTACCTCTTATATTCGCACTCGAAAAAACAGCGGGTGGGTTTTATGGTTTGAATCTTCATTATATTCCTCGTAAAAAGAGAAGTCTGGTCTTGCAACATATGGTTTCACGATTGAAAAACGCAACAGGGGGAGATGTTGATGAAGGGTTTGAAGGAGAGAAATTGCGTGATATTCGATCGGCATATAAAACTTATGATAGAGTAAAAAATGATTCATCCTTATATAAATACATATATCCTTGTATTAAAAGATATAAAAATAAAGGTATTAAATCTAACCTTATAGAGATTCCTGTAATAGATTGGGAGATTGCATCATATCTTCCTTCTGATATATTTTTTGAAAGAAAATCTTTGCAATCTGTTCATCAAGATGGTATACATAAAGTAAGAAAGAAATTTAAGTAACAACAAACAAAGGAACATATGTCAAATCCACTTCTAAATGCAGTATCAGGCGCAACCGACCTTGTAAATAATCTTCCGATAGATGATTTTATGCAAGGGGGTGATAATAAAGTCAGTATGACTAAAATGGTTGCAAATATTAATAAGTTCGGTACAGTTCCAAATAATGCTTTTTCATTAGAAATATATTCTGTACCTGTTAGTGGTGACCCAAATCCTCGGTTGTTTTATACTTGCGAATCGTTTAGTTTTCCTGGCCGAAGGTTTGATACCGAAGATTTGAAAACAGGAGGCGCCGCAAGAAAATTACCTTATAGTCAAAAATATTCGGGTGAATTTAGTGTAGTTTTTCGGTTGGGACAAGATTTCTATGAAAGGAAAATGTTCGAAGACTGGCAAGCTTTGGTTTATGACGAAGTAAATGATACTTGGGGATATGCATCAGATTATATGGGGACTATTGTAGTTCGTTGTTATAACAGAAGTAATCAAAACATATATGGAAACAGATTTTATGAAGTGTATCCGCTTGCAATAGAAGAAATCGCAGTTGACCAAAGTAACAAAGGTGAACCTCTTAAACAGAAAATTACTTTTGGATATAGAAAGTGGGATAAACTAAAAGAATCGGAATTACAGAGTGCGCCTAGTAGTCTACCATTCGGTATTCCTTTGGTTAATCAGATTATTGGTAAGGACTTATCTAGCCTAATCACAGGTGGTATGAACCTCGCATCTGCGGTGAATACTAAAATAGGGGAATTGGATAAAGCAGTGCAAGACAATGTTGGTTTTATTCGTAGGGCAGTAAATGGACAAGTGATTCAATCGCCGTATGAAAATGTTGGTAGAGGACTCAATCAGGTGTTGGGTCAATATAGTGGAAGTAGTTTCCTGAAATTTTAATTATTAGTGGAGAATAAATTATGGGTTTACCTATTATTAAATCGCCGAAGTATGATTTAGTCATACCTTCGACAAAACAAAAAGTAAAGTTTAGACCATTTCTTGTAAAAGAAGAAAAGGTTCTTTTAATGGCAGCGGAAAGCAAAAACCAAAAACAAGTGGTTAATGCACTCCGTGATGTAATTGGTGCGTGTGTTGATTTCGGAAAAGATAAAAAAGTAGATATTATGTCACTTCCTACTTTCGACTTACAGTACATCTTTTTACAACTTCGTTCAAAATCTGTTGGTGAACAAGTAGAGTTGACGTTACAGTGTCCTAGTTGTAAAGGTGTCAATAAAACATCAGTAGATTTATCTTTGGTAGAAATCAATTACCCAGAAGGACATAAGACAGAAATACAACTTAGTGATGAAGTTGGTGTTGTTATGCGATATCCTACGTTTGAAATGTTGGATTCAGTACAATCACTAGATACAAGTGATATATCATCGGTTATTGAGTTGATAGTTATTTGTATCGATAAAATATATGATGCAGAAAACATCTATACACGAAAAGAATATTCTAACGATGATTTTACAGAGTTTGTATATTCATTAACACAATCGAATCTTGAAGATATGCAAGTATTTTTCAATACCATGCCTAACATGGAACATGAAATTTCTTTTAACTGTGAACATTGTGATAAAGAAGAAAAAGTTATATTAAGAGGAATAGAGGATTTTTTTACATCGGGCTCGCACACGAGTCCTTAATAAATCTATACAAGATGAATTTTGAAATGATGCAGAGATTCCAATATAGTTTGGAAGACCTTGAATATATGATACCTTGGGAAAGAGAAATATATGTTGGATTACTAGAACAACATATTAAGGACGAAAATGAAAGACAAAAACAACAAATGGATAGTATGAAAAGGTAACACCAGATGGCCAAAGAAAAATCAACCGATTTAAAACAGATTACAGAAAAACAAATAAAATCTGCTGAGAAGACCGGCGAAAAAACTATTGGTGCGTTGTTCAACGTATCAAAAATTCTTAGTGAAGCTTCTGGTGATATCCGTGAATTAAAAACAGGGTTCCGTTCTGCAGCTGACCAGAAGAAATCACGAGATGAAAAATACGAAAAG